GTTGGAACTGCGCCAGTCGAAGGTCAAACAACGTAAGGTTAGCCTGTAGTAACTGCTCGGACACCCGGGCTTGCGTTTCACCGTCGGGAACCACGCCGCGAGCGGCAGCGGCGTCAATGAATCCTTGTGCTTTCCTTGCTCTTTTCTGTAGCTGTTCAACTACATCAGCGGATCGAGATATGGCGTCATTAATATTGGAGAGCTGCTTCTGAATAACAGTCTGAGATGCGTTCAGTAGATTCCCTCCAGTATTTTGAAGAAGCTTGTTAAAGCTTTCCTGCGTCTCCCTGAGAGAATCTATCTCGCCCTGAAGAAGTTTGCTGTTAATCTTAGCGCTTATCAGCACAGACACCAAGGTGGAGAGACCTAGTACGAGAGCTCCAATGCCTCCGGATGCGGCTATGAGACCGACTGACGCAAGGGCAGCGAGTGCAGCAGTGACGACGGGCAAAAGAACCGACATGACAACCAACTGTCGGATAAAGCCCTTAGTGCTGTCTCCAGCGTTGGCATAAGACTTCGCAAGCCTTTCAACAAATCCGGCAACACCCCTTACGATTGGCGCCAATGAGTTACCCAACGTACGACCCATGTCTTGGAACGCATTGGTGACCTTGGCTGTCTGAATGAAGAGCTGATCCTCAAGACCCTCATTCATTACGTCAAGAGCACCTGTCGCATCCTCTAAGCGGGCACGGAGAAGTTCAATCTCAAAACCAAACTCTGTGATGACCGCACCAGCCACACCAGCACGGTTCTTGAGCAAGTCGAATACCTGGCCTACATCAAGCGTGCCACTGGTGAGCACCTGCATCTCCTCCCCACTAAATCCAAGCTCTTTACCCAAGCGGATCATGGTGGTCTTGAGTCGGGTACCCCCACGTTCAGCTTTCTGACCCGCATTCGCGAGGGCACCAAGCAAAGCCACAGTTTGCTCAAGATCAAATCCCGCGATGTTTGCAACTGAACCTACGTTCTTGAGCGCACCAGAAAGATTCTCAACGTCAAGTGCGCTATTCTGGAAGGCAACAGCAAAGATGTCTCCAATCTCGTCAAAGGCACGCAGCTCCCCGTTTGTCTCCCGGAACTGACGCTGCGTCTCGGCAACTGAAGTACCGACCTTGGCCAGCGTACCGCCAAAGACCTGAGAGAGCTTGACTGAGGTGTCGAGCGCGGAGTTTACCGCCCCTGCCTCGAAGCCAAGCTTCTTAAGCTCGAGACCAAGGGTGATGACCTCAGTCGCTGTGAACTTGGTGCTACGGCCAAGCTCGAGTGATTTCTCTACGACCGAGTCAATATTCTGCGTACCGCCAATTGCACGGAGCTGACTTTCGAGCTCGTTGAATTCAGACGCCGTTTTGACAGCGGCCAGTCCAACAAGACCAAACGCAACCCCCAGTCCCCGCCCGAGGGTGGAGGCTAGAGATTGCGTTACAGCACGAAAGCGTTCAAGCCTTTTTTGCGCGATCTCGGTGTTCCGAAGAAACGGCTTAATGTCCAGCGTAAGGATCGCTGCTAACCGACTCGCTCCTACAATACTTGGCATGCTAGAATGATTTCATTTTCTCCAGGAGTGCTTCAGCTTCTTCCTTACTGCTCACTCCCTGATTAGACTTCGTAGTGAAGGGATGGAACTCCTCGGGTGAGAAGCGCTTACCCTTTCCTGAATTGACGTTGGCGATGAGAGCCATGATTGAAGCAGTGTGATCCCAATGGGCACTCGACTTAGCCATGTATCCCTCTCTCCACCAACTGTACTCCCGCAATGTCATTCCCCAAAATTCATCGGGCTTGAGGCCCATCATTAGCCCTGCTTTATACATTGACGACCACGAGAGGGGTTCTGCGTTGTCGCCGTTAGGCTGATGTCCTTTGGGGACTATTAGTTTCCCGTCTCCTCGGAATCTCCGCCCAAGGCTTCCGTCACCGCCTCCATCATTGACTGGAGAGTTTCGGTATCGTCCAGGGCTTGAGCACAGAACTGCTCAAAGTCTGGTAGACCTGAGTCCTTACCCGAACGAGCGGCCTTGTTCTTTACGCCGTAGTACGCAAAAGCTGGAACGGCAGTAAGAGGATCTTCGTTGAGCCACTTGTCCAAGCTGTCCAGCTTTACATTGAAGGCATTACACATCAAGCGCAAGGCGTTCAGCGTCAGAGATGCTTGGTATTTCTTTTTGCCAAGCGTAAAGGAGAATTCTCCGCGAATATTTTGCATGTGGTTGGTTTATGAAAAAAGGGGCGACGAGCGAGTCCCGCCGCCCCGTACGATTATGCTTCTTTGTAGATCTTGTCGACACCGCGCATAGTTACACTATACGTGGCAATCTCGTCCACACCTCCGCTGAGGGAGACGCTTTCAAGAAGAACCTGACCATAGTACTCAGTCTCAGTCCCGTCCTTGTCGACAGAGAACTTGACCATAACATACTTCGAGTCACGTGCAAGATCAAACAATGTCTCACCTGCGTCTGATGTCACTTGGATCAAGCCATCAGCCGTTACAGACCAGTCCTGGGTGGACTCCTGCAAGGTACCTCCGCTACCATCGCGAGCTACGTCCTCCACCGTATTGGTAAGTTCCAAGCTGCTCTGAGTAGCTGCACCGACGAGTGTAAGTGTTGTGTCCAGGAACACGTTTACTTCGGGCGTGGCGTCATGGTCGATGACACCGAACCCGAGAAAGCTCTCGTCAGAAGATGAGATCACGAGCTCGGGGAGACCGCCTGAGTCGTCGGTAGCAGTGGCACCTGCTTCCAGGCCCGAGATGCTGGTAAAACTGTCGTTGATTTTGTATTTGGCCACGCTGCCGGCATTGTGCGTGTAGATGGCCAAACAATTTGCGCTAATTACTGGCATGATTTCAGATTACGTGTGTTGGTAACGGTAGAGCTTTCCGTACCCACGAAGGCTCACAGAGTAAGTAGCGGTATCGTCGAATCCGCCAGAGATGCTGACGTTTTCTACGAGGGCCTGACCGATGTAATTAATTTGTTCCTCGTCATCCCCGTCGGTGTCCTTCTTGTTCACATTGAGGACAAACCGAACCAGAACGAATTCATCAGCGCGAGCGATGTCCATGAGGCGAGTAGCGCCGGACTCTGCACCGTCAACAGCGCTTTGAACCAAGCCGTCGGCTGTAAGGTTCCACGACTGAGCGCCACTGATGATAAATGTTTGTGACTCACATTGAACACCGCGAGCCACCACCTCGTCGATGGCGTTGCTCAAGTCGAGAGTGGTAGAGGTGGCTGCAGCGAGCAGTTTAAGGTCGCCAGTCGCGTCGACGGCGCTTGAGCCGCCGTTGTTCTTGACGATAGCGGGCTTGTTGGACTTCTCGTATACATCATCGGTAGTGTCACTAACGAGGATGCCGTACGCGCCAGAGCCAGTACTCGCTTCGAACACTGTTTCGGCGTTCTGGGCGGTGCTCCCCTGCGCAACGGTATATGCAGTAGTCTGCCCCGAGTTGGCAAAGGCGTACAGCCCTAGAAAATTAGCATTTAGGAGTGCCATGATTTGTAATTTAACCTTTGATGACCAGCGCAGCGATGGCTTGATTGATCTCTTGCCTCACCTCACGCTGATACGTCGTTAGGTGTTGTTGTATTGCTGGAGCAATGTGGGGGTGAGCTCCATGATTCACCGTGCCGAGTTCCGCGAAGTGATCGCGCCACCCTGCCATTTGGTACGTATCGCCCTTGCTTACGCCGGCGATGAATCCCAACTGATCAGGTCCCACGACTCGGGGTCCACTAACTGCGCCTACGCGAATACCGAAGACGAAGCGTGGGGTCTTCTTCAGCTTCCTAATACGGAAGGACTGACTAAGAACACCTGTGCGAACAGGTGAGTTTGATTCCATAGCGTCACGCATAGGCTTTGCAGCTCTACCCATAGCCCTATAGATCACATTTTCTCTTTTCTGAATGCTCTTTAAGCGACGTAGCTTACGAGGGAAGGGATCATTTCGGTTGAACCCCACCAAGTGTACGTTAGCTACAAACTGACCTGAACGAGCCATCAGAGAGTTGGGTTGGTTTCGGTGTGCCCGTCAATCTTCAAAATCTTGTTGTCGCGGCGACGCGCTCGAACACGCATGCCCTCACGACGTCCAATAGGCAAAATGCTGTAGATGTTGAAGTGACCACCATTCCAGATGAGCACGTCATCAAATCGCAGCCCAGAGATGTACCGACACATGAACTCTGCCTTCATTTCTCCCACCTCCTGATTGTCGTCACTGAATTCGGATGCACCAGCAGATGGTGTACCCAAGTGGGTAATACGGCAATGCACGCCCTCCTTGAAAATGTCGTAGCTGTCGGTGACATCACCGAACTGATTGACGCTACGCGTAGGGCGGTAGATGTCGATCTTCTCTGTAAGCTGACCTGCCTTCATTAGTATTGACGCACACTGGCCATCAAGCGGCGAACGCCCTCCTTGATTTCCATAGTGATACCACCAATGTTTTCTGCCTCGCGCATGTTGTAGTAGTGACCCACTAACAACAAAGCTGCCTGCTTATACTGCATGGGCAAACTACTGAGCGCAGTGCCCGCTGTGCAAGTAATCTTCAGGTAACCCTTAGCAAATTGGGTGTCCTTGTTATTGACCAACTCTGTCAAGTTCTTAAAGAACAAGTATGGCGGGTACTGATCCTTGATGATTACATACTCAAGGTCTGCGAGATAATCAGCGTTGGCAGAGGCCGGCTCGCCTGTTTCTGCAGACAGGATATCGTCACTGTATGTGCCGTCCTCCTTGCGATAGAAAACCTTGAAATCATCGCTGACACCATTTACCGTGGGCAGGATGATGCCCCGGCTTAGTTCACTGTAGTCGACATATACCCGAACATCATGGCTACCGAGTAGCCTATCCGACATGGTTTGCATGTAGTCAAAAGCCGCATCAAGGTAGATCTTCAGCAACTCGTCATCACTGTTGTCGATGGCACGCACGTGATTGCGCAGCAGTGTCAAGGCATCAGCCTCGGCTGCGGCAAAAAGAGTAGTGCTTGCTACGGATTGACGAGTGACAGAAATGTTCATGCAGAGAGAATAAAAGGGGCCAGGCCATTTCCTAGCCCCTTTCGTTAATTGTCAGCTATCAGGGTCAGTCCGTACCGTCCAAGTCAACACCGACCACACCTGCTGAACGCAAGATCTTACAGTCGACGTACATGTTGGCAATGATGCGAACCACGTCCTTGTGGGCCAAAGTGTATGGATCCACTTGGATGTTGACACCACCCCACTCAGCACACACCACATCCTCGGGCTTCACCATGTAGGCGTTGCCGTTAG